TCTGGCCCCTGGCTACGTACTCCGATGGGGTCTGGAAGAAGTACGTGTCGTCGGCCTTGTACCATGCGTTCATGATGAACGGCTTGTCGGGGTCCCACTCCCTGTACTTGATGATCGGGGCGTCCATACATCCGCAGGATACAACGGCTGCAAGGAGTATGAGCAGTAGTTTCTTCATGCTATCTCGTCTTGAACTTTAGTGATGAACCCCTCGTAGCAGTCGGGCCTGTTGTTGAGGCTGTCGTAGAACAGCTCTGCGGAGGGGTAGTCCTCGAAGGTACGGTACTCTCTACCCCACCCCTTCCCGCTGTCGGTGCTCCATGCGACCAGGTACTTTATGTTCATTGCGCTTTGCTTTGCTTGCAGTCCTCGATGCGCTTCTCCATGCGCTGCTCGTAGTTACGGATGTTGAGCTGGAAGGCCTTGATAACCCCCTCGGCTTCGTCGTGCCGCTTGCTGAACTCTATCCCTACCTCCCGCGCTTCGACAAGCTGCTTCGTGAGTTCGTTCTTCTCCCTAATCAGGTCGGCAATCTTGCCCTTATAGACCTTGACCTCGTTCTGTAGGGTCTTGATTTGCCCACGGGATGAGGTGCGCTTCTTTTTGCGATGGTTCTTCTCGTAGTCGGGGTGGTCCAGGAAGTACGCCTTGGATCGGCATGACATCTCGGTTCGATCAAGCACCTTGGCGATGTACTTGAATCCTACCTTCTTGCTGCGGAGGGTGTTTAGGGTGCGGACCTCCTCCTTGGTCCACTTGCTTGCTTGTTGCATTGTGAATTGTATTTAAGGGTTGTTGTTATCGGTTGTCGTGGGCGGCGAGTTCGTTGACTGCCATGCGGTCGATAGCCGCTCTCATCATGGCGTAGTCGTCAGTCAGTTGCTGCAGGTATTCCCTGACCGCAACCATCTCCTTGTACAGGGGGAGGTTGTCCTCGCTGACGAGGTGCTTCATGACGTTATCTATGCTTCGCATCATTGCCAGATGCTGTTCGGGGGTAGTGCGTATGTTCATTGTACTGTTTGAGTTTAGCGTTGTAGTTGTCGAGCGTACCGTTGAGCATGATGGCGAGGGTCCTGTCCTCTGGGTTGTCCAGTAGGCGTTCGCTCATCTCATCTATCTGCCCCCATAGGTCGTCGAGGTGTGCTTGTGTTATCATTAGAATCCCTTGGTTCGGTTCTCTTTCTCCGACGGATCGTGCAGGATGTCCTTGTTGTACTTGAGTATGTCGTAGTGTTCGCAGAGGTCTGAAGCTATGGCGTAGGCCTGGTCGAAGTACGGCTTGGTGCGCTCCATCTCCTTCTCGCTCACGCGGTCGAAGTACATCGTCTTCATGTTCAGCACCATGTCCAGGAGCTTGTTGGCCTTCACCCGCAGCTCGTAGTCGAGGTGCTTGACGGGGATCAGCCTCGGTTCGGTGGTGTAGTCTTCACTCATTGGGGATGATGTCGTTGCATAGCTCCTCGAACTTCTTCTTGCAGCTACTGGATACCTCGTCGTGGATGACAGCCTCTTTGTTGAGGACACGCAGGAAAACCTGCATCTTATGTTCCTTCTCTTGGAGGTCGCGCACCTGCCTGCTCAGGTTGTTCCATGCTACCGTGCGCTCTTGCTTGGATTGTTTCATTGTACTGTTTCGTTTGTTGTGTAATACTATACTCTTTTCTCTTACTTGTCAAGGTCGTTAACACCAGTTGTGATTTGCTTCATGCCTCGTAAATCAGCCTGCTGTCAGTAGCTAGTGCTTCGAAGGTGTGGTTATCGATGTCCTCCAGGGCAAGGTTGAACCAGTGCGGGAACTTGCGTGGGTTGTAGCGGACGGGGTTGATAGGGGACTTGGCAGGGGAAGGCGGGAGAACCTGTACGGACTCGCACTCCACCCACGCACACACTGTCTTGTTCTCACCGTTGAGTATCTTCTCTGCCGTACCACGCTGGTTGCGCAGGCGGCAGCCCGTCATGTGCAGGGAGACCTCGTGCGGGTCGTAGTAGGTGATGCTGTCCCCTGATCGGACTTGCCACTTCATGTAGTTCTCCCCTGTGGCGAGGTGGAATCGGACTTTATTCATCGGTGGTGATTGTGTAGTTCATCTCCTCGAGGAGTTCCTTCAGGTGCTGCGTAAGGAACACCGACCCGACCGTGCGTACCCCTGCGTGGGTTTGGATGCGCCTGTCCAGGGCGTTAGCCAGCAGGCGGATGGGGGTGGGGGATTCGTAGTATTCCTTGAGGTGTTGCGGTAGTTGCTTGCTCATTGTGATTGTATTGCTCGAAATATTTGATATGCTACCTGTGGCACGATGGCGTTCCCGTATGCCTTTATGCTTTCTCGTCTCCACTTTGGAAAGGTGATGCCGTCCAGTTCGGTGGGAAGCCCATCATCTCCTCCACAAAGAGGGGGGACAGATGGGAAGTCTTCCCACGTTCTGGGTCGTGCATAGCATAAGCCAGCGTATCCCTCTGTCTCTTCGGATCGGTTCGAGTCGCGCCCCCCTTTGGGTCGCTGGTCGCTGATGGGGTCGGAAGCATTCCCGCCGCTGCTCTGTCCTTTAGAGTCAGGCTGTACCCAAGGTCGTTGGCTTTCCCGTCCTTCGGCTTCCTCGCTCCCCCTCCGTTCCCGTCCCATGCCACTGGCGTTGGTAGCCACAATCCAGATCCTGTCCCTGCGGTGCGGGGCGTTGACACCTGCAGCTGGAAGAACGGTCGGGAAGACTTCGTAGCCTTCACCTTCCAAGTCAGCGCACACCGTGTCGAGAACCATCCCGTCATTCCAACTAAGCAGACCGCGAACGTTCTCTGCCACGACCCAGGTGGGGCGAACTTCTCGAACAACCCTAAACATTTCCGGCCAGAGATATCTATCGTCGGATGTCCCTCCCCGCTTTCCTGCTGCACTAAAAGGTTGGCAGGGGAAGCCACCTGAAATGATTTGTACTCGTCCTCGAAACGGAGTTGCGTCGAACGCTTTGATGTCGTCATATGATTTTGATTTGGGGAAGTGATGTGTCAGTACATGGCGGCAGAAGGGATCGCGCTCCACGTGGAAGACGTTCTCCCACCCCATCCACCTTGCGGCGAGGTCGAACCCACCGATGCCAGAGAAGAGGGAGCCGTGGTTCATTCAAAGTCGTTTTTTGCAGCGGTCACTTGAGGGAGGAAGTACTCGGACTCCTTGACGAAGTCCTTGCAGTACTCAAGCAGTCGGGTGTACCCTCGCAGCTCGTATTCTGTAGGGATGGGTCGGTTGTCTTTCAGGTGTTCGAGGCATTGAGCCATGTCGAGGCAGGTGTTCTCGAACTTGCAGTAGTCCATGCTGGGCATTGTGTATTGGGTTTGTGGGTTAATACTTGAATTGGTATTCGCAAAGGGTGAGCAGCACCCTGGTCTTGCCGAAGCGTAGGGTGTGGTGGCCGTTGTCACGAAGCAACATCGTGTGTACCTCTGTCAGCCACTTGTCGTAGTCCTCTCCGTTGAAGTCGTAGACATCCCCAACGTAGTCGTAGAGGACAGATTTCATCGTGTTGATGACAGACTCCAAGGTGGCGGAGATTTGGCAGGTGTTGGCCCCGTCAGTCGCAATCAGTGCGAAGTTGTAGCGGGTGGTATCTACTTTGCTCATGGTGTTGTGTATTGAATTGTGATTAGACCTTGGCTGCCTTGCCGATGCTTCGAGACCCTGCAAATAGTTCGATTACTTTCATGTCAGTTTGGTGTGTTCGTCAGATGTGGTGAGCAGATACCCGTCTCGGTTGTCGCTGCCGTTATTGAATACCATGTGGTCTATCTCAATCCCGCAGTTGTCGAGCAAGTAGTAGTAGGCCTGGTCGATGATGCTCCCTGTCTTATAGCAGTACGGGAGGAACTTGGTTTCGTCCTGCCTTGTGTCCTTGATCCTGACCCTATCACCCTTGGTGGCAGTGGCTGGGTAGAACATAATCTCGAATGCTCGAAGGGTGGGGAGCCAAGTCCGTGGTGGCTTGTCCTTGTAGTGTACGTTGTTCATGCGTAAAAGTCTTTTGCTTCCTCCTCTGCGAGGTCTCGGTTGTTCTTGTAGTATTCGGTGAGTTGCTCGTTGGCGTACTGGATGAGGTCTCCAATGTCCATGCTCTGCACTACGTCACGTACGTAGGATTCTATCTGCTTGTCTGTCATGTCTGCTCGTTTTGTGTATTCAAATGTTGCTTTTTCTATTCACCTATGCAAGCCAATCGGTGTTAATGATTACAAATCCAGGAAAGCGTAGCTGAAACTCTCTCGGTACTCGTCGTTGTCCACCATCTGCTGCGCAGACTCGGCAGTTGCAGTCTCGAAGGCTTCCTTCCCGTTAGAGACTATCTGAAAGCATAGGTCATTGAACCCATCATCTCCGCATCCATTCACGTCGTCGTGGAACCTTCGGTATAGTTCGCTCACCTTTCGCTCCACCATCCGCTCCACTTCGTGCATCTCCTCGGTGCTCAATCCGCTCTCGTGGATCAGGTACTGGCCTGCTCCCTTGTGTCCTTTCTCTGTGTAGTTCATCCCTTGGATGACATCCCAAAACTTGTCTTCGTTCATTGTGTTGTGTGTTTAATTGTGTCTACAAATGTTGTTCTTTCTATTCAGTTGTGCAAGCCAACCAGTGTTAACGCTGCAAGGTCTCGATGTCTCTCTCGTAGTTCGCAATCAGGTCTTCGATGTCCTCTTGGATTAGGTTGTAGTAGTCCTGGGCCTGCTCGGTCAGGTTCTCCCCATCGTAGATGTCAATCCCGTACTTGGCAACCACCACCTTGGTGGTCAGTTCGTCGATGAGTTCGAGTTTCAGGTTGTTCTTGTCAATCATGTCTTTAGCAGTTGGTCAGTTCGTATACCCAAGCGTACTTGTTGCACACTTCACACTTCCCGTAGAACTGCACAGGATCATCAGGATACTCCTCCTCGTACACAACTGTGTAGTGGTTCGGATTGTCCTCGAGGAAAGCATCCAGGAGTTGCTCCTCCTCATCGGTAAGGTAGCTTCGGTCATCGTTCACCAACGCGGGAACGTAATATTCGGAGATGTGGAACTCGAGTCTGTTCATGTCTTCAGTATTGCTCGGTGATGTAAATCATCATTGTGGAACGGTATGGCATCCATGCATCGTCGCTGATGTATCGTCCGCGCACGTTAGTGTAGCCGAACAGCTTCCGTGCCTGTCGCATCGGGGCCCAATCGTCGTGGTCGTTCGGGAGTTGGATGGTGTGTCGGTGGACGATGCTGCCATTGGCTGTCCATGATTCGCCATCGTGGATGGCATCGGTAAGGGTGATTTCGTAGGTCATGTCTGTGTGTATTACTTGTTGTTCTCGATTGATTGCTTGCGCTCGTGGTCTTTCCATGCATCGTGGTAGACATCCCATGTGTCGTCCCATTTCATGATGTCGTTGAGATGCATCCACCACAGTATGTCGGCATTGGACTGCATCACCTTCAGAGTCTCAGGATCAGGTGGGGAGTCTGCCCAATTGAAGTCCTCGGTGAGACTGTCGTCCAAGTGGTAATGGAACGGGGACTGGGCGAGTTGCACCAAGTAGGTCTTGGCATCTTCGACGCTGCTGTCGTGGGTGAGTTTGATGAATTCCATGTCTGTAAGTATTAGTGGTTGATGTATTGCTTCTCCCACAACCGTTCCCATCTGTCGAGTTCCTCGTCGGATGCATCGTCACCATGTGGTGCGTTGGTCATGAAGGCAAGAGCATCCCCAACGTTGGTGAGTTTGTAGGCCCCCCTGCCTGTACCGAACCTGTCCCAATAGATGACCACGCCATCGTCCTCGAAGGACATCCCGAAGCCTGTGTTGTGGCAGATGGCCGATGGGGTGGGACACGTAGCTCCCGTCTCGTCTTGCAACCAAAGGTCTCCCTTGTCTGCCATAGCGCGAGCAAACGCGATGGTCTTGTCGTTCCACACTTGGGTGGCGTCTGTGTTGATGTTGAATTCCATGTCTACAAATGTTGTGTATTGTATTCAGATACTAAAGCCAATGGGTGTTAATCAAGCGGCCTGTACTGCGTAGCCTTCGTCGGTGAGGAAGTACTTGTAGTGGCCGTGAACTGTGGAACCGTTCTTGTCCACATCCCGCTTGATCATGCGCCGAGTTTCCAAGTTTGTGATGAGATTGATGGTGAGCAAGTCCTCGAGCTTGTTGGAGTGAATAGTGTATGTCATGTCTCTGTGTTTGTTGCCACAAATATTTCTACATCGGTTTCACATACACAAGCCAACAGATGTTAATGAGTATTCACATCCATCGCATATAGGAACCGCGCACGCGTATACAATCCCAACCACATACGATGCAAGTCCTGGGGGATAACAACTGTTAAAAACGCGTCTAATGCAATATCTCGAAGTTTTAATGGTACGCTACCACAGAGACCCAAAATGCGCTTAGAGACGCTTATTTGCGGTCATGTCAGGACAACCACAAATGCAAGCCGATCGTGCAAAGAAGTGTTAACAAGGACAGCTTCCTTCACACCTGTTTGCATTCACCCTAAATTGCTATGCATGCATAACAATGTAGCGACACTATATGTACCTACATGCATTATCAGAAGAGATGCTAAATCCCTTTGGTGGTGGGGAGGAGTTTCGTATAGGGGATAGGGGAGTGGGGTTTGTTAGCTGATTGTGAGTGAGTTACACTTCCCCTGCTAAACCACCACTCCAACTGCATCGCACTAAATCGCTGATCCCCAGGGCCATAGCAAAACGTCAAATGTTTGCGCGGAATCGTTAAACAGGACGGGGGACGGGGGCAGGGAGACCGTTTCGGGTCGCGTGCGGGGGCGTGGTAGGGGACGTATTCTCCCCACCCTCTATTTTACTCACCTTCTAATGTGCAGGACTACGTATGCAGCCATTGCCACAACCATGATCAGGACTGCAACCCACAGGGGTGCAAGCACCAGCCACCAGGACCAATCAATCACATCAAACATCTTAGCGGCCACTAATACCAAGGCTAGGGCTGAGGCATAGGGGAAGCTGTCTTTCTTCATTTCACAACAATCGACTTAAAGGTACAATCTAGCGATTCTTCATGGGTACGATGGACACGTTTTTTACCCACCCTCTATATTACTATTCTGTATATTTGTTTCATGAAAAGTTTTGGTATGGGTGCATTAAGCACTACGGAGTCGTTTGAGCTTGGTGTAAACGTGTACACCAGTGACTTTGTTACTAGCGACGACGGTTGGGAGCGTAATTTCGGTGCTACTCCTGTAATCACGTTCAATGAGACGAGTGCTTCTGGTGTTGACGGGATGCTGCAGATTGTTTACCCTGGCGGGACCAATAGTTCTAGTCGTGTGCATATACTGCCTTCTGACTTTGACACGCCTCTCCCTACTACGGAGAAGAAATACTACTTCAAGATGAGTATTGAGTGCGAGGGTGATTCGGATAAGATGCCAATGATTAGGGCTTATGCTGGTCTACCTGGTGCGTACTTTTCTAACAAGGATGTCACCCCCAACACTCTTTACACTTTTTCTGGTCAGTATACTAAAACTATGACTTCTACTATTAGGCTGGTCATTGAATTCACCAACGGCACTGGGTCGTCTTCTTTCGGTGACACTAAGATTCGCATAAAGGACATCGGTTGGTACTACTACGACTGATTCTGTCGCTTTCTATCGGGAACGACGGAAACGTTTTCCGTACCCCATGAAGCTGTTCCTAGGTTTGGCGGGGCCTGCAAGGAAACACTTAAAGTAATACTTTAACTTGACTTTGTCAAAAAAAACCACTAACTTAGCTACGCCGCGAGAGGGGGAAGGATGACAGCTTAGGTAATAGAGACCGCGTCAGAGTTTTGGTTTTGGTTCGGTAACACCAAAGCAAATACGCAGGGCAGAGTAAAGCGGTTTAGATACAACCACAATCGCGGATAGCTGTGCACTGATGAGACTGAAGAAAGACCCCCCTCCCCCTATGTCCGATAAGGAGCTCCAGGAGAGGAGAAGGATGGCTGAGCTAGCGGCCATGATGTTTGATCGTAGCTACAAGGGGTCTCAAAAGTCCCCTTACTTTCAGGGTATGTCACCTGAGGAGTACGACGAGGAGCTTAGGGGGATGCCGCCTGAAGAGTTCTACAGGATGGTGAGCAGGGGGATTGACAACCCGCAGAGGTTTTACGAAGTAGTGTCTCAGTACAGCAGCCTACCAGACAAAGCTAAGGCTGCTATGAAGCCCCCTACTGATGTCTACTCTGACTTGGCTAACAGGATAATCTACTCTGGGGCGGAGCTGCTTACTACTCAAGGGCAGGGGACAGCCTTTGATGAAGCTATAGAGCTAGCTAGGTTGATAGAGAAGTACCCTGACGCTGTTACTAGCACTCGTGGTGGCTTTGAGGGGACCGTCGATGCCGTCGATGTGAGGTCCCCGTCTCAAACAATGACCCCAATAAAGAGAATGGGGTTACCTAAAGCAGACGCGGAAAAGAGCCTGCACCCCGTGAAGAGAGAGGTTGAAAAGACCGTACGGGCTCAACAGTCTGCACCTGCCCCGATTGGATTGAGGAAGCAGTTCCCACTCCCCCCACCGCAGAACCAGATCATAGCCACTGACCAGAGGCAGCTCCAGGAGATGCTGCTTGATGAGAGGAAGAAAGGGAGGGAGGCTGTTCGGGTGATGAAGGCCGACCAGCAGATGAAGACAGGGGCCTCCCCAGACTACGATGTCGTGTGGGATGAGAAGCGGAAGCAGTGGGTTAGGCGTGACATCCCGCAAGAAGAAGTGGATAGATATCGGAAAGAAAATCGGATATTTGTCACCCCAAGGATTAGTTTCTGATGAAAGCAAAGAAGTACCAAGACGGGGGGAAACCCCGCAGAAAAGTCACCAAGGGGGAGTACGACATCGAAATAGATGGGGTGACGTACATCATCCCAGCGAAGATGGTGGAACAGATTCGTCGTGACGGGACGGTCAGGAAGCGCAAGTTCGTCTCCCGATCCCCTGTAGCGAAAATCAAGGACGTAACAAAGTTTCCGAAGCAGTGACTGGGGACCCGACAAAGTACCCCGAGTGGTATAAGCGCTTCCTGCGTGGGGTAGCCCAAGTAGAATCGGCGGGGGGACAGCTTATGATGAACCCCTCTTCTACAGCTACTGGGCTGTACGGCCAGCTATATAGCGAAGTAGAGGACCTCCCGATGCTCAAAGGAGTAAGCAGGGAGGCATTCGCTGCAGACACTGCCCTGCAGAACAGGATAATGGAGCAGCGGTTCGAAGGGAACATCCCTGGGGTCCCAGGGCTGATGAAGAACGTTATTGACCTCACCCGCGAGTACAAGCCGCAGCTAGGGGAGAAGTTCACCTTCCGCCCCGACGAGGTCGCCGCCCTGACAAACTTCCTTGGTAGACAGCGTACGCGGGAGTACTTTGCTTCCATTCGGGACGACAAACCTTTTGAAGTCCCTGGGGTGAACAAGACCCCCGAGGAGTACCTGAAGGAGTACAACCTTGGTTTCGGGGAGGAAGTAGAGGAACAGCCTCGAGAGAGAAAGGTCAGCGAGGAGCTGCAGAACGCCTTCGATATCCTCCAGCGCGACAACCGCTTCGGGGGGAGGGTGAAGAAGAAGAAGTACTACAATGGGGGGATGCTCACCAAGAAGGACCCTACCCTAGTCCCTGACCCCCCTGAAGACCCACCGTCAAACGACATACTCGCTAGGCTGTCTTTAGGTATCACCCCTCCTGATCAGCAGTTCAGGCTTCGCGGTGGTGACGCACCGTTCCGTACCGTAAAGGAGCAGAAGGACGTCATAGCGGAGCAAGAGAGCGAGGGGGATATCATGGAGGTGCTGCGCTACCTCCCAGTAACTGGTGAGGTTATTGACGCCGCCGAGCTAGCCAAGGTAGCCGCTACAGGGAAGGACATCTACGGACAGGAGCAGGACCCCACTACGTTCGCTGCTATGACGGCGGCGGGGTACCTCATCCCGAACGTTCTTGAGAAGCCGCTGAAGAGTGCGTGGAGGGCAGTGAAGCAGTTCCCAGCTAAGATGCCGAAGAAGGAGTTCAGGGAGCTGATGGGGCCAGAGAAGGACCAAGCTCGAGCAAACCTGATCAAAGGCCACCTAGAGGTATACGGGGACAAAGGCTACACCAAGTCGCTGAGCGGCGCCCGACCTGTCAACGTACGCCAGCTCCCGTCGCTGATGGCAGGGAGTAAGCTCGAGAACGCCGTAGGCAAGGACGGGATGATTCAAGTCTCTCAGATTGAGAACCTCATCAACAGCAAGGACATCTCCGCAGCCGAGCGCGAGGCCCTGCAGGAGGTGATGGGGACTGAAGCCTTCCAGACCCTGCGTGAGATGGGGGGTGAGAGTAAGGTGGACTACAACAAGTTCAGGGACCTTACCTCTGGTCAAGTGTCTGTACACCATGACACGTACATGGATCGTACTAACGAGTACGCAGACTATGGGGTAGATAGGTTAGGTGTGGAGACGGTTGAAGGCTCCCCTCGCGCTAACCTTATCCGCACCAAAGACCCTGAGTTGCAGTCTACTGAGTACGGTCACTATGGAACTGACGTCATCGGGCACTACCGCACCTTCGAGCGACCTGACGAGAAAGGGGTGCTGTACATCTCTGAGCTGCAATCCGACCCGCTCCAGGCCCGTGGCCCTGCAGGGAAGAAGGAGGTGGGGCTCAGTTTTCCTAAGCAGCTTAGCGAAGACGACGTAGCAAGAGAACTACAAGTTGCTAAGAAGCAAATTGAATTTGCTGAGCTTGCAAAGAAACAGATTGCAGAGGGGAAGAGTCCTCAGGCTTCTATAAGGGAGGTACTTAAAGAAATGCCTGATAGGGATGTATTTACTGACATCACCTCTGAACGCATGATTGACACATCGCCGAACTATGGGATTCTGTACGATTACGACTCTTCAAGATTCCCAACGAAAGACACATCGGTACCTATACAGATGGACGGCTTGATTAGGAAGAACAACAAGTACATCAAAGCCCTAGAGGGCGGGTATCGCGGTGGTCCGAACCCTAAGCAAGCCAACCTTATCAAGAACCAGGACCAGTTCCTTATCTCTCACATCCTCGAGCAAGAGGCGAAGGGGGCAGACAAGCTCCGCTTCCCGACTGGTGAGACGACGAGCAAGATTCAGGGGTATAGGGATATTGAAGCTCAGGTTTCCCGCTCTCGCCGCGACCTCGAAACAGAGCAAGGGGCGCTGGACGCTATGATGGAGGAGCTCGATACTGTAACTGGAAAGACAGTACGATCCCCCCTTGCCGACCGCGTAGACGCTATGGGGTTGAGTGGGATGGATGCAGACAAAGCCATAGACTACTTGGGTAGGGTGAGGACGGCTAGGAGTCTTGGTCACACTAATCCAGTTTACAGAGAGCAAATCGAGAAGTTCGACAACGACGCTTTGAAGCAGGCCTATAAGGAGCTCAAAGCGATGACCCCTGAAGACCGTCAACTGGAAATCAACTTCCACGGGGGGACGATAGAGAAGGCGGCTGAGCGAAGGGCCATTGACATCAAGAAGGATATTAATAGCTGGAATGAACAGCTTGAAAGAATCCAAACCCGCAAAGAACACCTAGACAGAGTCAACGCCTCCACCCAAGCCACCCAAGGCATTATGAAGGGGTACGACCGCCTCCCGAAGGCTTTGAAGAAGCACGGGCTGGATGCCACCAAGGTTACCGACGACGCAGGCAACACCTGGTGGGAGGTGGACATCCCTGCTCGCCTCGGGGAAGGGGTTGGGGAGATACGCGCCTACCGCAAAGGGGGGCAGGTGTCTGACAAAATCCGTGTGCTGAAGAAAGAGGGGTACCCGCAGAAGCAGGCGGTAGCGATTGCGCTGGCTATGAAGCAAGAGGGTAGACTTTAATTTTGTATTTTCGCATCTATGGCAACCCTAACTGTAACACTAAAGGAGGAGCTCATCCTGAACGGGGCTGAGCACGGGAGCGAGAACGTCATCTCTATCACGGGGGTGACCGAGGCGATGCACAGGGTGATTGACATCCCCACCCTTTCGGAGACTACGCTTGCGGACTTCGGGGCGGCCACTGGGGGGAGCACCTTCATCGACGAGACGGCGCAGTACGTGCGCATCACCAACCTCGACACAACCAACTACGCTACGCTGCGCGTGCTCGGGACCAGCGAAGAGTACTTCGTACGTCTCGATGCTGGGGGGAGCTTCATGCTGTTCAACTCCAAGATGGATGCTAACGCCACGGGGAGCCAGACGGCGAGCTTCGCGGACGTAGAGAGTATCGGGGCCCAGGCCAACACCGCCTCGTTGCAGCTTGAGGTGTTCGTGGCCGTCTGATGGGGAGTAAGGGGTACTTCAACCCAAGGCTCAAGCTGAAAGACATCAATAGAAAGCGCAGTGAAACTATCAAAAAACCTCACCTTAAAGGAAGCCACCAAGAGCCTCACCGCCCTGCGCAGGGGAATCGACAACACCCCTGACGAGCACGTCATCAAGAACCTCGAGCGTATCGCTCACCACATCTTCCAGCCGACCAGGGACTTCTTCAAGCACCCCATAGCCGTGAGCTCAGGGTATCGGTGCAAGGCGTTGAACCAAGCCATCGGGGGGAGCAAGTACTCTCAGCACATGTCTGGGGAGGCGCTCGACCTTGACGCCGACGTGTACAAGGGGATGACCAACGCGGACCTGTTCCACTTCATCGACCTGCACCTGGACTACGATCAGCTCATCTGGGAGTTCGGGGATGACGAGAACCCCGACTGGGTGCACGTGTCCTTGAAGAGCGAGGGGAACAGGGGGAGGAAGATGAAGTCTGTCCGAGAGGACGGGGTAACCACATACATAGTACTGTAACGGTACGTTCTAGTCCTCGTCCTTCTCTAGCTCGCGGTACACCCTTTGCACCAGCAGTCTCCCCTTCTGCGTGAGGCAGTACCTGGTTCGGTGCTGCATGTGGCTTACCCCGCGATCCTTGAACATCTGGTAGTCGTAGGTCCGCTTGTCGAACCTGTTGAAGTACTTGTATATGTACCCCTCTTTCTGCAGGGGGTACACCAACCTATCCCCCACCTTTTCTTCTTGGTACCCGTAGTTCTGTGCCGCGTATCTCATGGTGAAGAACTCTAGGTCGTACGCCCACATCATGAAGTACATATGCGACGGGATGACCTTGTGCTTCTTTCTTACGTGGGCTAGCACGTTCCTGAGGTTCTTGAGGTAGTTTCTTTTTACGTAAATTTGATTGAGCTTCGAGAACTCCCGAAACACTTTCTTTTTACTGTTCTTGGATTTCGGCATCAATTGAAGTGTTATAGTAAAGGTATGGATAGAGAGGTGTTCTTTTTGAAAATTCAGTCTATAGCACAGCAGATTGACGACCTCATCGACGAGTACGACCTTCGTGACGAGATCGTGTGCCTCTTCCTTACAGGTAGCGTAACCGAATAGTCCGACGGGAGCTCGATGGTGCAGGCGGTGTACGGGATGAACATCAAGGACGACGAGGAGCTCGACGACGTCTTGGATTTCTTCAAGCACGTATACCATAGCAACAGGGACGTGGGGGACGAACCCGACTGGGGGGACTTCTTAGATGGATTCGGGATAAGCCTGAACTGATGGATGGGTTGATTAGAAAGATTGTCTTGGGGAGCAACCCTAAGGACGCGATGGCATACTACGTCGGTATGCGTGCAGGGAGTGGGGAGGTGACTGCTATCGTCCACGACGAGGCCTACTTGCACAAGTTCAGCTCGTCTAGATACCTTGTGTATATTCAGACCGAAGACGGGGTGGTGCTATGGAAGGCCATTGAGTCGCTCCCCTGCGTAGTAGAATACGACTTGAATTTTTAATGAAAACATTTGACCTGTTCGTCGTGGAGCTAAAGAAGCTCACCAACGACACCATCACCACAGACAGCGGACTGGAGCTGTACGTAGACACCAAGTACAACGAGTTCGAGCACAGGGTAACCGAAGGGCCTGTCGTTGCCGTCCCGTTCAAGTACGACACGGGGGTGAGCGTAGGGGATACGCTGTACTTCCACCACCTTGTGGTGATGAACGAAGGCCAGCCCCTGACGGGGGAGGACAATCACTACCTCGTACGATACACACCAGAACATACAGTGAACAACCAAGCCATCGCCTACAAGAACAAAGAGGGGGAGATTTCTCCGCTCGGGGGGTGGGTGCTCCTGACCCCAGTGGAGGAGGACGCCCCGACGCAGGATACTAGCATCGAGGTCGTGAGCTTCTCCACCCCGACGGTAACCAAGGGGAGGTTGGCGTTCTCTACTAAGGAGACCCAGGACCTGAGCATCAAGGAGGGGGACGTGGTGGGGTTCCCTGTCAACCGCGACTACAGCATCGTTATCGACGGACAGGAGTACTACCGTGTACGCAACGAGGACCTGCTGTATGTCGAGGAGTAAGTTCACCACCGTCTCTGCCGCGCAGAGGCTGATGGCGAGCATGGAGGTGGCCATCAACAACATGATTGAGGAGGTCAAGAAGCCTGTCGATCCTGAGCTCTCAGGGGCAGGGAGGAAGGCGGAGCTCTCGAGCATCAAGCAGACGGCGGTGGACTGCAAGGAGCTCCTTGTAGAGCGCCAGCGGCTAGAGCAGATGGTGAAGGACCTCAAAGACAGCGGGGAGATAGCTCAGGAGAAGGACTACTCTGGCGGCTTTGCTGAGCGGTTTAGCAAGTAATGGGGTACAAGAACAAGGAGGACCAAAGGGCTGCTTCGCGCCGCAACTACGAGAAGCACAGAAAGAAGTACATCAGTACCGCCAAGAACAGGAACTCAAACCAGTACCACATCAACAAGGAGTTCGTCAACAGGGTTAAGTCATTTGCCTCTTGCGTAGACTGTGGGGAGGGTGACCCTATCGTCCTTGACTTCGATCACGTAAGAGGGGAGAAGCGAGGCAACGTTTCTGATATGGTTAGATGCTATTATTCCATAGATAGCATTAAAAACGAGATGCGCAAGTGCCAGATAAGATGCGCTAATTGCCACAGAAAAAGAACATTTGAAAGGAGAAACTCCTAACGATTATCGAGAATATTCTTATATTTGAATTGACTAAAGTTCAATTCATGAACAAGAAGTTTCTCTTCGACGGGGGTAAGCTCCTGATTCTGTGCCTGTGCTGCAGCCTGCTCGGTGCGTGCGGGACGTACATGAGTGTAACTCAAGTCACTCAGAAGGGGGAGCAGACCATCCCCATTAACTTGGATAAGACCCCAGGGATTGACCGCTACCGTGCGTCAATCTATCCCGACTACCTTGCGTGGATGGTGCTGGATAGCGCCTTTGTCGGGTTCAAGGTGGACGAGAGGGTGGAGTACCCTGACCCCACCAATAACTCCCCTGGGTACTACTACGTTGTCACCGTATATCACTCACGTAACGACACACTATTTAAGTCGTACGTGGATAGCGTAAATCTAAAATGGCAACAAAAGGAATACTGACGCTCCTGCTTGTCTGCGTCGCTTTCATCTGCACCACCTGTACTTCTAACAAGCACTGCGAAAGCTACGCAGAGGATATGGGGGTGTTTCATAAGCTGTCGTGACCCTCGTAGAACTCGAGGAGTATACAGAACCTGGGGTAGCAATATGCCCCAATGGAACGCAGGGCCTCGTTGAAGAAATCGGCGGGGTAGTCATAGTACTGCCCAAGCGCCCCGCAAAAAGCAAGATTCTGTTCCACGACCTCCCCAAGCAGGATCAGTACTGGAGGAGGGGGGAGATGCCCAAGGAGCTGCAGAGGCTCAAGAGCATGGACGAGTGGGGGGAGTCCCCGAAGGAGTTCCGCGACCGCTTCCGCCCGTACATCGAAGAGGAGTTCCGCCGCCGCAGGGAGGGGGTGTGGTTCTACAACCACGGCGTCCCGACATACATAACGGGGAGGCACTATATGGCGTTGCAGTGGACCAAGTTCGATATCGGGTACCCGAACTATCTGGAGTTCCAGCGCACCATCTTCATACACATGGCCGCCTGCGAAGCCGACCCACGGTGCATAGGTCAGCTCTACACCAAGTGCAGGCGCTCGGGGTACACGAACATATGCTCTTCTGTGCTGCTCGACGAGGCCACACAGGTGAAGGACAAGCTGCTCGGGATACAGAGCAAGACGGGTAAGGACGCCCAAGAGAATATCTTCATGAAGAAGGTGGTGCAGATGTTCCGCCACTACCCGTTCTTCTTCAAGCCCATACAGGACGGCACCACCAACCCGCGTATGGAGCTGGCCTTCCGCGAACCCTCCAAGCGCATCACCAAGAACAACAAGACCACAAAGTCAGGGGACGCCCTCAACAGCATCATCAACTGGAAGAACACCACCAACAACGCTTACGACGGGGAGAAGCTGCACATGCTCTACCTCGACGAGGCGGGGAAGTGGGAGAAGCCTGTCGATATCCGTGAGGCGTGGAGGATAGAGCGCACCTGCTTGATTGTGGGTAGGAAGGTGGTTGGGACGGCGCTGGTGGGGAGCACCGTAAACCCTATGGATAAAGGGGGGAGCGAGTACAAGGACTTGTGGATGGACTCCGACCCCGATCAGCGCAACGCAAACGGACGCACCCGCTCGGGTTTGTACAGGCTGTTCATCCCAGCGTACGATGCGCTAGAGGGATTTTTTGACGTGTACGGGAGGCCCGTAGTCGACGACCCCGAGGAGCCCGTGGTCGGGATTGACGGGGAGTACATAGAGTTCGGGGCCAAGACGTTCCTGAAGAACGAGAGGGACAGCCTCAAGAGCGATGCCTCGGAGCTGAACGAGGTGGTGAGGCAGTTCCCGTTCACCGAAGACGAGGCCTTCCGCGACAGCGTCGACGGGAGCCTGTTCAACGTCGGGCAGATATACGAGCAGGTAGAGTACAACGACGACCTGTTCCCCAACCCTGTCGTTAGAGGCAACCTCATATGGAAAGAAAACAAGAAGGACGAGGAGGTCGTGTTCTCCCCCGACCCGAAGGGGAGGTTCTACGTCTCGTGGTTACCCCCTGTAGAGACTCGGAACGTAAAGAAGATGGAGTACGGGAAGCTGGTCCCCCCATACCCGCAGTTCGGTTGCGGTGGTGTTGACTCCTACGACCTCGACGCTACGCTGGACGGGAGGGGGTCGAAGGGGGCGCTGCACCTGTACAACAAGTTCACTATGGACGACGGGAGGCTGAGCAACACCTTCGTTGTGGAGTACGCCTCGCGCCCCCCGCTAGCCAAGATATTCTACGAGGACGTGCTCATGTGCGCGTTCTACTACGGGTACCCCATCCTGATTGAGAACAACAAGTACGGGATAGCGAGGTACTTCGAGGATCGCGGATACGACGGGTATCTGATGGGGAGGCCCGACCACCTCAAGGTCCCTGGGAGCCACAGCAACGTAAAGACCAAGGGGGTGCCGTCAAACTCTCAGGACGTCATCCACGCCCACGCGCAAGCCATCGAAGCCTTCATCCACGAGCACGTCGGGGTGAACAGGGAGACGGGGGAGATGGGGAAGATGTACTTCAACCGCACGCTAGAGGACTGGGTGGGGTTCAAGATTGACAAGCGTACCAAGTTCGACTTGACTATCAGCTCGGGGCTAGCCCTGCTTGCCGCACAGAAAGGGAAACCTATCAAACCCCCAACAAATTTTGCTGAGAAGAGGTTCTTTAGAAGGTACAAAGGAATTAGCAGAGTTTAATATATTTGCATTTGACGACAAGTAGTCGTAATATGCAGAACTCCAACACAAAATACTCCTCCAACTTTCCTGACCCTATGGTCCCGAAGGAGAAGAAGGAGAAGAAAGAGTACGGGCTGCGCTACGCCAAGGCCATAGAGAAGCAGTGGGGGAACGCCGACGACTACAACTCGCTGTTCAGGAAGAGGCAGAAGATATTTGAGCGCAACAGGGACTATGCGAACGGGACACAGGATACTACGGTTTACAAGCAGATACTTACTAGCCTGGACCCTAATAACGGGGATGGGAGTCTTGTTAATCTTGACTTCACCCCTGTTCCCATTCTGGCTAAATTCGCACGAATTGTCACCAACAAAATCCTCTCGCGCTCTCCTTACCCGAACCTGGAGGCGGTGGACCCGCTCTCTTCGTCAGAGAAGGACGCGCAGAAAAGGATGATGCAGATGCAGGTCGCGGCACGCGACGAGCTGATTGCACTCAAGCAGGAGACAGGGGGGCTGACGATTGGGGACGATCCCGAGCAGCTCCCCGAAACACTCGAGGAGGCAGAGATTCTCTTCGAAACCAACATCAAGACCGACGCAGAGATAGCTGCTCAGGTGGCTACTAACATGACGTTGGAGTGGAACAACTTCGACGACAACACCTACCGCCGCTGCGTGTCTGACCTGACTGCCATCGGGATGGCGGTAACCAAGCGCACCAACGACCCGAACTACGGGGTGAAGGTGGAGTACGTAGACCCAGGGGCGTTCGTGCACAGCTACACCGAGGACCCGAGCATGGACGACCTCGTCTACGCAGGGCACGTGAAGCGCATGACTATCAGTGAGCTGAAGCGCCTCGCTGGGGACGAGCTCTCCGAGGAGGATTTGAAGAAGATTCAGAAGGCCTCCAAGAAGAACAAGCAGGGGGACTACTCCTCACCGAACGCCACCTCGTACGACCACTTCACGGGGAAGTACTCTTCGGGGTACGACGAGTACATGGTGGAGGTGCTGTGCTTTGAGTTCGTCTCCGTAGACACGATGTACTTCGAGGAGAAGGAGAATCGCTTCGGGAACACGGGGTTCTTCTATCAGGGGTACAGCTACAAGGAGAAGCCCAACAGCGTGTTCTCTCGCACCCCGCATAAGATGGAGGTCGAGAACGTGTACACGGGGATGTACGTCATGGGGACGGACTTTTTGTTCAACTACGGGCTAATGACCAACATGCCCAGGAACATGCACGACCTCTCCCGCACGCGGATGTCGTACTCCCCTGTGGCAACCAACATGCGGGACATGGTCCCCAAGTCGCTTGTCGATAGCTGCATCGGGTTTGCTGACATGCTTCAGCTCACCCACCTCAAGCTGCAGCAAGCTATTGCCAAGGCCAAGCCCGACGGATTGATTATCGACATCGAGGGGCTGGAGAACGTACAGCTCGGAAAGGGTGGGGAGCTGCAGCCCTTGGAGCTGCACGACATCTACGAGCAGACGGGGGTGTTCTACTACCGAAGCAAGAACCCCGAGGGCGGGTTCCAGAACCCACCAGTCAGAGAGATTGGGAATGCCATCCGCAACGTCAACGAGCTCATCGGGCTGTACAACCACTACCTGCGTATGATCCGTGACGCTACGGGCATTAACGAGGTTATGGATGCCTCCACCCCGAAGGGGGATGCCCTGGTTGGGGTGAGGGAGCAGGCCCTAGCTGCAGGGAATAACGCCATCTACGACGTCACCAACTCCTCTATGATTCTTTTCAAGAAGGTGTGCGAGGACGTAGTGAAGTGCCTGCAAGTCCTGCCACGGGAGAGCGTAGTGTACAGGGTGTATGAGAACGCCATCGGGAAGACGAACATGAGCGTGCTCAACAGCTTCGGGAACCTCCCCATGTACAACTTCGGGGTGACGGTGCAGAAGGAGATGGAGGATATTGAGAAGGCGTACCTAGAGCAGAACATCCAGGCCTCCCTCGCTCAGAAGGAGCTGGATATTGAGGACGCTATCGCCATCCGCAACATGAAGGACATCAACCAGGCCGAGAGGCTGTTGGTTGTGCGCCGCAAGAAAAGGATTCAGCGCATGCAGCAGATGGCTCAGCAGAACGCCCAAGTCCAGTCCGAGCAGGCACAGCAGGCCGCACTGGTGGCTTCGCAGGCCAAGCAGCAGGAGATGCAGATGGAGGCGCAGCTCGAGGCGCAGACCCTGCAACTCAAGAACGAACTAGAGATGCAGCTTGAGGCCGTCAAGCACCAGTACCGCAGGGAGATTGAGATGATTCGCGCTCAGGCTACCCTCGGATTCCGTGAGGACGATCAGAACTTCCGCGAGAAGATTGAGGTGTTCAAGGAGGGGAAGAAGGACCAGCGCGTAGACAAGCAGAAGGAGGCGCAGAAGGAACTCATTGCAAAGCGTAAGGGG